TTTCAGAATCAATAGAAAGCACACCATTTACAAGTGATCTATCTACCATTACACCGTTAGCGTTCATTAGAATATCCATCTCCCAAAGTTTTTGCTCTTTTGATGGAACTTCAAAAGCTTTTATATATTGATAAATTTCATACTCTGCTTCTACGTCTTGAATATTATACTCACAGTATAATTTCCATTTCTCTAAATCATGATGCGGATCATTCCAAGTCCTACCTCCGTTAGTCTTAGTAGGTTTACATGGCACTGAGAAATATTGAATTAATCTACTTCCAGTTGTTAATTTTTTCTTATCTTCAGCTATACCAATTGCCTTACCAGTCATTCCTAATCCCGCAGGCAATCCTAAATAAGTAGCGTGCATCATAGTGCACCTCCACTGAGATATATTAGTTTCATATCCAGCCCTATTTAAACAGTACCATTCGAAAGCAGCATTATATGCGTGCTTAATACAGTCAGGATTATTTAATAAAGCAACGATATCATCTGGAATTTTCTCACCTTGTTTTATGTCTACTAATTTAACTTCCGAATCATTAAGTTTGTAAGAGAATAGCAAAATTTCAAAGTCTTCAGATTGAGCATATTTGTAAGCCCCACATTTAGAAATATTCACACTACTTCGTGTTTCAATATCAATACTTAAATGTTGCATATAGTCCTCCTAAAAATTTAGGGGGGCTAACCCCCCTTAGTAATTTATTAATATTAAAGTGGAAGTCCAGTTAACGGATCTACACCAAATGAACCTTGTTGAGTATGTTGTTGGTATTGAGTTGTAGTTTGTTGATACTGCTGTACAGGTTGTGATTGTTGCGGATTAGTGAATGGATTAGTGAATGGATTAGTGAATGGATTAGGATTTGATGTACCACCTAACGCTGTAAATACTTTATCTGCAGATACTGGAGCACCACCTAAGACTTCACCATCTCTAACTTTTTGAATGTGAGTTAGTCCGAACCCTACACCTTTTTTCCCTGTATGCAGGTAAGGGAAAACATTAATAGCTACGTTCGCATACACTCCAGAATAAATTTCAGATTGATTTAGGATAGGTTGGACATTTTGATCTACAATTTGAGGTTGTCTATCTGCATTTGCACTTGCAGTAAAAACCCAACAACCTTTACATTCATCTCCGAAAGGTGTTCCATCTTGCTTCACACCATCACCATCATGAATAGGAGTAGCAACTACAGGAGGCATTACACCGTTCCATTTCTCATTTAATCCCTTTTGAGCTGCAGCTTGAATTGCTGCATCTAATCTTTGCTTACTATTTAAATCACTTTTCGGTAATAAGATTGTAGTGCTATATTTTGGTGGTAAATCTGAATTGTTTGAGAAAGGTTTGAATACGTTTACATAACTTAATCTCACGTTTTGTACTACTGCTGTTGTTTCATTTGTCATAATTTTATAATCTCCTTAATTTCTGTTTAATTTAATGGTTTAAAAATGCTTGTCGCATTTACAGTATTTGTTATTGAAGGTCGTTTATCATTTTCAAACACTAAAGTAGGCTTACCTTCACTGGTAACGACCATATCACCTACTAAATTGTTAAATTGTTCTTTTCCAAGGGCTTTTTCTAGTTTGGCCAAAGTCAACGGTACTTTATCAAAGATTATTGCTTCATCAATACCGCCATCAATTAGTTTCTTAAGGGCCTCATCTTGATTAGTCCAAGAGCGTGAAGTTCTTCCAGCTACTGCTTTTAGTCCCTTAACATCTTCACCAGTTAAGCATAGATTCAAGGCATAGGCTTTTAAATCGTTAACCCACTTTGCTATGTCTTCACCTCTTGAGATATATTCGAATAGCTTATCTCTAGGAATTTCATTAGGATTTAAGTGAATTTCCGATTCTAGAGATAAATTATTTTCCGCCCTGGCCGAACAAATATCCCGAGCCTTACAGAATTTACAAGCCTTAGCCGATGGAACTAATTCACCTTTACCACTTAAAGCCTTGCTTGATTGAACGTTGAAATAATCGCCCCACAATAACAATTCAGAAAGGTCAACTTCCCAACTTGAATAATTATTTAAGCGTGGCTGTACAATATTCATATCAATTTTTTTGATATCATAAATTAAGCTAAATGCATTGTAAGCACCAAGTGCATATAAGATTAATTGTTCATTTTTCTCAGCTGAGACAGGAACTCCCTTTCCGTATTTCAAATCAATAATAGAAAGTGTAGTCCCGTGAATTAAAATACAGTCACAAGTCCCAAATCCTCCAGGCACCCAACTAGAAAAATCTACTCTTTTTTCAATCTCTATATAAGGCTTAGATGGAAAGCTTAAAGCTTTCTCTTTTATAAAATCAACATAATTGTCAGTGAATCCATCCATTTCAGCTTGATATAATTCATCTTCTTTTATCTTCTTAACTGCTGCATTAAGCTTTCTCTTACCAAAGCCTTTTGAATCTAAATAATGCTTTAACTTAAGTTCACTTAATTCATGCGCCAATGTTCCTTCCTTTGCATATATAGACTCAGTGTCTGGAATACCTTCCTCCATTTGTACGCTACCAGGACAGGTGGCCCACCTACTGGCACCACTAGCACTAAGCTTTGCATGAGCCCTTTCTTTGTGATTAATATCAGTCATTAGATAGCCGCTCCTAATTCCCTTAATCTTAGTGCAAAAGCTCCATATTGTTCAACAGGTAATGTTGTAAGGGCTAGTGAGTTAAACTCTTGTAATAAGCCTTGTAAAAGTTGAATTTTACCAGCTTGAACTAAAGTACTTGAAGCACGTTGTAAGTCTTCTAAAGTATAAGCTTTTTCAGCAACAGGTACTGCAGTTTGTACAGGCTGTTGGACTGGTACTGTTTGCTGAACAGTTTGTACTGGTTGAGTTTGTACTGGTACTGATTGAACAGGTTGTGTTTGTGCAGCTTGTACTGTTTGTACAGGTTGTTGAGTTGGTAATTGAGTTTGTTGCACAGGAGAATCTTTAAAAGCCTCCACATTAACTGCTACATTCTCAACTGCATTTCCATATCTTGCTATAATTTCATCTAATAAAAGAATATCGTCCTTATTTGTGATTAACACATTTGCATTTACTATTAATTTCATTTTTTAATCTCCTATTTTAAATCTTTTAATAATCTTCTACCTTCTTGAATATACTGAATTTTAATATTATGATCTGTACATTCTTGAATATTTTCTATAACAACATCAACTAATTTCTTTAAATATCCCCTTCTTGAGAACTCCTCTGAAGAATGGTTATAATCTTTCAAAAATGCTATACTTTCCAAAGCTGTATATTTACCATCTTCAATTAAAATTTCACCATTATTTTTTAGTTTACTTATAGCCATTCTCATTTTTGAGTAAGGAAAACCTAAATCATTAACTAAATCATACTTATTGCATCCAGGATTAGTATAAATATAATTTCTAATCGCTTGAGTTAAATTAACTCCAGTATTCTTCCTCATTTTTAAACTTCTCCATTTCTAATACTTTGTTGTCAAATATATCTTGTGCTTCTCTAATTTTTCTACGTTCTAATGAATCGAACACTCCAAAATCAACACAATCAGACATTTTATTACTTGTGAATTTTAAATCCTCTATTTGTTCTGAGAAACGTTTATTCTTCATCTCCTAATCTCCTTTGTTTTCTATATTTTATATACTCTTCTAATACTTCTAATTCTTCATCTTCTGACAATTCAAAGTAAGCTATATTTACCCCTGTGTCTTCGTATGTAAATGTATCGTGAAAATGTGCTATATCACTAAAGATATATCCTTCCGTATAAAGTTCTTTAAGTTCATTTAAAACTATTTCTTTATTCTCCATAAGCTAAATCTCCTAAAATATCGATTAATTCTTTAATCTCTTCAATAGTAAGTTCTTGTTTCTCTATTAATTCTTTGAACCTTTCATTTTCAAATGGATTTTTACCGATTCTAGCTAAATTTGCAATAGCACTAGGTATGTTACAGATTCCATTAATATTTAAAGCTTGAATATTTCTTATTCGGTTGATAAGTCGCTCTTCTTGAGAATTTAATAAGGTGTGTAATTTACCAATAGATGCTATTTCTTCTTTTTCGTTTAATAAGTCATTACCTTTTTCATCAAGTAATTTTGCCTTATATTCCTTACCTAACAATGAACTAATTAAGAACGTTGATTCTTGAATTATTTTCTTAACATCAGTTGTTGGTTCATCGTGTTTTTTACACAGTCTAAAATACCTTTTGCCAATATTCCCGTACCAAAATGCTTGTTCATGAGTTAAATTAGCATCGTTTAGCAAATCTTTTAATATATATCTTGTTTCAAGCTGTAAACTATCTACTACCATTTCTTTGCCACCTATAATCACAGGAACGTTTTTTAATTCAAATTTGTAATGTTTTGGATTAGGTTTGTTAATATTTTCTAATGTCACTTGCTTTTTCCTCCTAAATATGTTATTTTTAAGTTGTAAATTTTTGTAAGTAGTCGTTTTTTAAAACGGCTATTTTTTTATAGTATTTGTCAGTATTTTTAACATCCCTCTGAAGAAATATATTCTTTTTAATTTTTCAATTTCCTCTGAATTTATACCATTAAAACCTCTGTAAACGGCATGTTCTAAGCCTGTTAGTATCACTAAGTTTAGAGACTCTTCTATTTCTTTCTTATCCACAGTAAGTGGTCCTATCAGTTTTATAATCTCATCATCTATATTTACTAACATTCCAATTCTCCACCAAATTTTAATTTATTATGTACTCTTCTAAATATTCCTAATATATCCGCTTCTGATAGTTTAATAAGAGCTTGATAAACTTCTTCAATATCATTATTACCATCGCCATATAGCAATTTATCAACACTCAAATTTCCGATAGTAGCTATTTTAGTTAAAGCTGCTTCTGGTGGAAGTCGAAAACCTTGTTCCCAATCAGAGATACTACTTTTACTAGCTCCAACCTTTTCTGCGAATTCAATCAAAGTTAAAAAGTTACGTTTTCTAATAGCCATAATACGGCGACCAACTTGTTTTTTGTTGATATTTTCATCTTGATTTCTTTTCAAACTTTAATACCCCTCTTTTTGACGTTGTATATTCACTAATGATTTCTTTTTATAAGCTTCAAATAATTCATCAAAGCTGTAGTAAATCATTGCAATATTTAAAATTAATTCAATAGAAAATCCTACTGACTGTTTGTAAACAGTATTGTGTACTCTTTTTGAGAATAACTCACCTTGTTCAATTTCATTTCTCATTAATTTAATGTGTTGATCATTATTTCTATTTAACACAGTTACACATCTATCCAATCCAAAAAATCCCTTATCATCATTTAATAATGACAATGCGAACGCTAGACAATCAGCTAATTCATCTAGTTGTTTCTCAACTGGTGTCTTATGCTTTTTCCAAATTTTGAAAAAACCTATTGCATTGTACCATTCGTGAAACTCCTCACTTAATGCTGTTATTATTTTTTCACGCTCCCACACTTCCATGTGTTTATCTACTTCATGTTGTATTAATTGTAAATCTCTTAAATTATGGTATAAATTTAAATCGCTCATCTAACAAACTCCTTTCTTCTCTATATAAACTAAAATATTTTCATCTCTTAAACAATCTAAAAAATCTTCAAAATCCTCACAATTATTTTCTTCATATAATCCGTATAAAGTTGCCGTCAGTGCCTCACTTGAAATTTTTATTTGTTTATAATTATTACTTTCGGGATTCAAACGTTCAGCTCGAATAATCAACATATCCTATACTCCTTTCAATTTATTCAAATCAATATCTAATGCATTTGCTAACATAACGATATAGTCGAATTTTAATGTAGCGTTTATGCTATACCTAAAATTGTAAATACACGTTTTTGGCACTCCACTTATTTCTGATAGTTCAGTAGGTTTGATTTTCAATTGTTCGATTTTATCAATTAGCAAGTCTCTAAATTTCATACTGTATTTAATGTTGTTTTTTCTACTAACCTTATATCTAGTCATTGCTCTCACCGTCTTCAAATGCAAACTTACCACGTTCATCTAAAATGTAAAATGGTAATAAAGTAGCACCTAATAATATTGCCAGTATCGTTCCCCACTCAATATTACTTAATATGAATGTGCACGTTGCTATTACAATGCAAGTCCAATAGTAAGTGTTGAATTTTCTTTTTCTTAATTTATCCATTTTAAGCTCCTTTCTTTAATCGTTTTTCACGTTTTTTATCAAGCTCTTTTTGGTTGATGTAATTGTAAACTCTTATTTTATGGTATGTAATATTAGTTTCAATCAAACCTTGCATGAATTCATATGAATTCTCTAGTCCTTCTAACTCTTGAATATAAGCGTTGAATTTTGGTGTTGACTTATCCATTTTTAAAAACTTTTTTAGTTCACTTCTAGTCAACCAGTTTTCTGGTTCTTGAATTTTATCCTCGTATGCTTTATACATTTGATCACCTCCTTGTATTTTAAGAAATAACTTTTAAACTCTTAGGTATAATTAGTTGTATGTAATCTAAATTTACATATTTAATAGTTGATTTATCAAAGGTTAACTTCACAAAACTACTCGATACTTCGGCTATTTCTTTTGGAATATCATTTGATAGAATACAATTTTCAAAACAAGTATCGTCTAGAAATATAATTTTCTTTATCTCCATTCTTAGTCCTCCTTTTCTTTAAATTTAATACATAATTTCCTTTTTATTTTTTGAAAAACAATAACTTCTATCAAACACATCTAACTGTAACCAAGATTCAGAATATAATTTATTGTTCTCTTCATAAACCGTTAGAAAGTGTTTAGTACTTAGCACTACTTTAGTAACTACTCCAATAGTTAAGAATGTTAGTGCTATTTTTGTTTTAGTTTTCATCTTGACTCCTCCTTTCACCTTCTTTATAAAAATTGCGTTTTTGCAAGTTAGTTGTTAAAAAAAATAGTGAACGTTTCTTCACGACTTAAATTTAATGTTTTTCTAATTAAATTTGCTTCGTCAACATAAAAACCACTAGAGTTAGTTTGATTTATCTTATTTGAGAAACCATTTAATGTAATTCCTAACATTTTAGCCATAGATTCATACGTTATTTTATTTTTTTTCATTTTAACTTTTAATAAATCGTAGTCCAAAGTTTCACCTCCGTTTCTTGCGTTTTCGCAATTTTTATTTTATAGCATATTTTTCTGACTGTCAATACTTTTTTGCAAGTTTTTTAATGTTTTTTTAAAATAACTTGCGTTTTTACAATAAAAATGTTAAAATAAAACTTACAAAAGGTGGTGTGAAAATTGGAACAGAATACTGTTGGGCAAAGAATATTCAGAGTCCGAAAAAAGAAAAAAATCACAAGAAAACAAATAGCAGATTTTTTAGACGTTCACGAAACGACTATAAAAAGATATGAAGACGGAACTACTAAAAAAATACCAACTGAAGTAGTAGAAAGAATTGCTAAATTTCTGAATGTTTCTATAGACTATTTAACAGGTTGGGAATATGAATCTCAAAGTCAACAAGGACTACAAATCCCAGTTTTAGGAAATGTTGCAGCAGGAATACCTATTTCAGCCGTTGAGGATATTTTAGACTATGAGGAAATAGACTCTTCATGGAAAAGTCAAGGAGAGTTTTTCGCACTACGAATCAAAGGTGACAGTATGCAACCTAAAATGGACGATGGAGACGTTGTAATAGTACGTCAACAATCTGACGCTAACAGCGGAGATACTGTTATCGCATTAGTAAATGGTGATGATGCAACGTGTAAGAAACTTCAAAAAACAGAAAATGGAATAATGCTATTAAGCACTAATCCAAACTACTTACCTATGTTTTTTACTAATGAAGAAATAGTAACTAAACCAGTTGTTATTTTAGGTAAAGTAGTAGAATTAAGAAGTAAATTTTAGATAGCTATATTTAGCTATCCATTATGGTTAAATGACCGCCAAAAATACAAATTAAAAGGAGTTTATAAAAATGAAAAAATCAAGAATATTATTGAGTACATTTCTTGCTAGTGCTGTAGTACTTGCTGGATGTTCTTCAAAATCAGAGACTAGTTCATCTTCTAATAAGACTGAACAAAAAGAAGAGAAGAAAAATAGCAATGATGCTAAATTAGGAACACCTATCACATTTGATAAAGAAGTGGAAATAACAGTAAAAACTGCTGCGTGGACTAATGAAAGAAATGAATTTGCGGATAAACCAGCTAAAAAAGTTTTATTAGTGACTTATGATGTTAAAAACCTTTCTGATAAAGATTATCCAGTAGGTACTGACATAAAATTATATGTTAATGGTAAAAAAGCAGAATCATATCCTGTTCAAGTTAAATTAGATAGTATTTCTCCTAATAGAATAGCAGAAAATGTAACGCAAGCTTTCGCTGTAAATGAAGATGGATCACTTGAATTAGAAGTACAACCTACTTTCTCAATTAAAGATAAAAAAATCATTAAACTTGATTTGAAATAAAATAAAAAAAACTCTCCACCCCGCCAAGAGTTTGAGAGTTTAAAATTTCGTGTGAAATACTACATTTAGTATATCACACACATCTACTTAAAATCAAGAAAGGATGTGTATTTGTTATGTACAGAGAAATTACACACAATGGTAAATACAGATACGTTCAGTCGTTTAAAGATAAAGATGGAAAAAACAGACGTGTTTCCATTGTTAAAAATAATAAGACTAGAGCAACTGAGAAAGAAGCATATGAGGAATTACAAGAAAAGATCAATAAGATTTTAAATCCAGTTCAAGAGGTTCACAATTTAGGATATTATAAAGAAAAATACCTTGAGTTTAAAAAGCCTACATTAGCTTACCACTCTTATCGGGCATATTCGGTAGCATTAAGTAAATTAGAAGATAATGAAGAATTAGAAAACATTACTAAAATTAAATATGATAAAAAATTAATGGATATGAGAAAAAACTCTTCACCTAACGCTATTAAAGCAATTTGTGGAGTTTACAATAACTTATTCAATTTTATAAATAAATATTATGTTCCAGATTTTGATGTAAAACTTGATTTCAAATTTACTAAAGAAGAGAAAGCTCTTGAAATTCAAAAAGTTAAATATTTAGAGAAAAATGAAATATCTGGAATTTTGAATAAAATAAAAAATAATACAGTTAAAAATATAGCTGTTTTACAGTTACATACAGGACTTAGAATAGGAGAAGTGTTGGCTTTAACTCCAAAAGATGTTGATTTTAAAAATAAAACTATTTCAATTAATAAAACAAAATTAATGAACGGCAAACTTAGTTCACCAAAAACACTTACGAGTATTAGAACTATAGAAATATCTGATTTTATTGCAGAAATGCTATTTGATTATATATCTTCCAACAAATTTATATTTAAAATAACATATGGAACTATACTAAATAATTTAAAACCGTTAAATATTCACTCACACATTTTCAGACACACTCATGTTGCATTATTAATTGAACAAAATGTACCTATCAAGGTAATATCTGAAAGATTAGGACATTCCGATATCAAAACAACATTATCGATTTACACACACGTTACTGAAAATATGAAAGTTAACTTAAGAAATAACCTTAATAACCTTTCCCCATTTTTTCCCTATTAATAAAATTAAGACATTCAATAGACTTGATATTATCGCTTCTATTGGATGTCTTTTATAACATATATATTTTATCATAAAATATTTTTAAAAGTAACTATCAATATCAAATTAGATATAAAATACCATTCATAGCAGATTTTAAAGATTTTAGTAGAAATCTAGAGTTACACATATTTATACTACTTTTAAAAATCAAACTCAAGCCCCGTTTTATTTAGTTCATAAAACCTCTCAACCTAATCTTTTCTATTATTTATTTCTTTTCTAATATTATATAATCTATTGATGCATCTATTTGACGAATGCATTTATTTGCCAATTCTACAACTTCAACTTGATTTTGGTCAAGTTTAATCCAGGCAAGTAATATATAAATATGAACAGCAAATGTTGGTTTAATATGACTCAAAGTAATACCTATTGAATCTAACATTTCTATCATTTTTCTACCTACCTCTTCCGCCTCATTACAATATCAACTTCTCAAAAACAACTAATAAAATGCTCGTTTCATCAACTTCGAAACATCTTAATGTTTGCGTAGAAATAATATCTCCTGCCACTTCTTCTAGCCTTAATCCTCGCTCTAAACACAGCTGTTTAAATATTTTCCCATATTCAAATTTGTTATTTATAAATATTCCTCGACCTTGCGCTATCTTTTTTTCTTGATCTTTGTATTTTATTTTACATTAATTGCTAAACTAACTAATATAATATTACAAAATTGATATTTTTCCATCATTTTTATATCATATTAAGGTGAAAAGTTACAAATTTGTAACTTTTAACAGATTGTTGACAAAACGACCAAAATATCAATGAACATATTGATGTTTTGGTCGTTTTTCAAAAAAAATAAGCCTTAT